CGACCCATTATAAATGGCGATTTCGGGTTCCCACCGCCCGCGTTCAAGGTGTTCAAGGCGCACAAGACAAACAAGTCGGTGTGCGTGCCCAGATTCTACATGCCCCTTGGTGAAGCGGTGACGGAAGACCGCAGGCCTGAGCCGGCCCGGTTTTCCGTTCCAATCACGTTCGCTGGGAAACTGAGGGATGAGACATCCCAGAACGAAGCGTTCGCAAAAGGCGTCGCCCAAGGCCACGGGGTTCTGTCGCTGCCGTGCGGGTACGGCAAAACGACGGTGGCTCTGGCCATTGCGGCAAAACTGGGCTACCGCACCATGATTGTGGTCCACAAGGAGTTCTTGGCTAACCAGTGGCGGGAACGCATCCAGCAGTTCTGTCCAGGGGCCACAATCGGGGTCGTCCAGCAGGACAAAATCGAGGTCGAAGGCCGCGATTTCGTGATTGCGATGCTCCAGTCCCTGTCCCTCAAAGAGTACAGCTACGAGCAGTTTGAGTCCATCGGGACCCTGTTCGTCGACGAGGCCCACCACGTCTGCGCGCGCGTGTTCTCCCAAGGCCTGTTCAAGCTGTGCCCGCGCCACAGCTACGGCCTCTCGGCCACCCCCGAGCGCAAGGACGGGCTCACCAAAATCCTGCACTGGTTCTTGGGCCCCACTTTCTTTGCCATCGAGAGAAAAGACCAGGCTCAAGTCGAAGTCGTGGTTGTCCCGTACGACTGCCCGATGTTCAAGCAGCCGCCCCCGTGCAACCGAATCGGCAAAGTGTCGCTCGTGAACATGATTACGGATTTGGTCGACGACCCGTGCAGAAACCAGATGCTGGTCAAGCTGGTTGCCAAAGCGTCCCAGAGCGGAAAGCGCAAGGTGCTGGTGCTGAGCGACCGCCGCCTGCACTGCCAGGCTTTGCAGACACGGTTTGGGGACGAGAGAGCGGGCTTGTACATGGGTGGCATGAAAGAGGAAAAGCTCACCGAATCGAGCAAGAAGGACATCATATTTGCGACGTTCAGTCAGGCGCACGAAGGCCTGGACATCCCGACTTTGGACACCGTCATCCTGGCGACCCCCAAATCGGACATCAAGCAGTCGATAGGCCGAATAATGCGGGAGACCCCTGGCAAGAAGAACAATCCAAAAATTTACGACATCAATGACCACTGGTCGATGCTGAACGCCATGTTCTCAAAACGCAAAAAAGTGTACAACCAAGGCGGTTTTAAAATTTCGGGCGAGAAAGAGGAAGACGCGGCCGAAGCTCTGATACAGCAATTGTTTAAAGGAAAATGTTTAATATAAATTAAAAGAAAAATGTCAGGTGCCATAATCGAGCTCGTGTCAAAAGGAGTCCAGGATGTGTACATCACAGATTCAGCAGGCCTATCGTTCTTTAAGATGAAGTACCAGCGGCATACAAATTTTGCGCAAGTTCCTAAAAAACTGGGTTTTACCGGGCAGTTGCCGGTCGCAAATGCAAGGTCGGTTGTCAAAATAGAACGGTTGGGAGACCTCATCAATCAGATGTGGTTGGAAGGCTCATCGGGTGTGTTTGAAAATTTTCAGGGGACCGTGTTTGACCTTTATGTAGGCGGGCAGCGCATCGACTCGCAGACCTACGATTTCATGAATGATATATGGCAAGTGTACATGGTGGAATCGTACACAAAAAGTCTGCACAAAAATAACTCGTCGACTTCCTTTTTTCCGCTCCATTTCTTTTTTTGCGACAACGATATGTTCTTGCCGCTTGTGTCTCTCCAGTACACGGAAGTCGAAATTCACATCACGTGGGGGCCAGATGTAGACTTTTCTGGGTCAAAATATATAAACTGTTACGCCAACTACGTGTACCTGGATTCCACGGAACGGGACGAGATGGTCGCAAAAGAGATGGACCTGATAATAACCCAAGTCCAGAGGTACACGTATCCATTAGTTAGCGGTAAAAATAACACTTTAGATTTGGGTTTGCTGAACCACCCTATAAAAAGTATTTATTTTGGGTTTGAATATATTAAATCAGAGGCTTCGACTCGTCTTGATTCGTTCACGTTTGATAGTGCGGATATGCAGCTGAATGGCACGTACTCGTTTGAGGACATGACCCCAATATATTTCCATGTTGTTCAGTGCTACTACAAATCCAAATTTGGAAACTTAGGTTTTAATCCAGATACCCGCGCACCCATAAATTCGAGATATTTTGTGTACAATTTCGGTCTAGACGCGTCGAGCTACAAACCAACGGGAACATGCAATTTTAGCAGGCTTGACAATGCAAAACTTATGCTCAAGAATGTAACAGTAGCCACGCTTCGACAAGGCACTGACATAAAAGTGTACGCTGTTAATTACAATGTTCTTAGGATAAAGAAAGGACTTGCTGGAATTATATTCGCGAACTAAAATTATAAATGTCCGACCAGTTATACGCAAAAGCTCTTACATTATTTACAAGTACCGGTACTGATATTACAGCGAGCGTGGGTGGCCAGCGTGTCTTAACAGATGGGGCCGATATATATTTTAACGGCGTAAAGCTGTCATCGAGACCTGAATTTGTCAATAATTTTACAATCAGCAACGATTTGATAGTTGGAAACTCCATGTCTTTATCTGGAAACCTTCTGACAAATGTTGGAAATATAGTAGTCTCATCAGGTCCTATTACAGGCGTGACGAATCTGAGCATGGGTGGCCAGCTGTCAGGCGTGACGAATATTCTGGTAAATAACGTGCTCTCAAACACAAATCCAACCGGCGTTGGTATGTTTTTCGGGGCGAGCAATATACGCCTGACATCGAATCTAGTTTTGCTAGAAAGTGCATCGGTTCCGGCATCTGGCCAGGGTCTTCAGGTCAAGGCGAACGAGCTTTATTTTAACGGTACTAAAATTGGAGCCGCGTCAACAGCCGGAAACGCGTTTAGCGTGACCTCGACAGACACGTTCACGTCATTCACAGCTGGAAACGTGATTACGGTCACCTCAAATTTGCAGGTCGGCTCGTTTTTCTACGCGAACAGCGCCAACATCACAACGACCAGGGATTTCGTGATGAACAAGGCCGGGGCCAATATCGTGTGCCCGCAGAACACCTTGAGCGTGTACTCGAACACGCTCGAACTTGTGTCCAAAGGAATTGCAAATGTGTACTTGCAAGCAGCCGACCTCGCGAACACGTCCCATGTTCATTTTAGGTCAACGGGCGACAGCGTCGGCGCTCAAAATAAACACGCGGTCGGACGCATCACGTGCGTCCCGAGCTCGGCGCTGACGAGCGCGTCTGGGGGAGGCGGCACCGTCACGTTCGGGGCCCGCAAGGCGGCCGTGGCGGCGGGGACCGACGACGGGCTCGACGCGCAGACCATCTTGGCAGGGTACTCGTCGAACATCAGCGCGTACGGAAACGTGTTTGCGATTGGGCCGGACGGTGACGCGGATAACGTGCGCTTGAGTGTAGGGGTCGGCTGGAATCCGGCGAACAAGCTGTCGGTCGGGACAGCTGCAAGCGGTGAAGCGTTCGGGGTATCGACGGTGAGCAACACCGTGGCATTGGGCACGAGCGTGACAGTAGGCTACACGTCAAACGTTGTCATTACCTCGAGCGCAGGAAATATGGTCCAGATTGGAACAGGTACCGCATCCGGGTCTGGGTCGGTTGCGATTGGTAGATTATCAGCGGCGGCCGGAACTAATTCGGTTTCAATTGGCATGCTAGCCGGACAGTCAAATCAAAATACAGCATCGGTTGCGATTGGATTCGGGGCCGGTAATAGTTTACAAAACGCATACTCTGTCGCGATTGGGTATCAGGCCGGGCAGTCTACGCAAGGGTCGACTTCAGTCGCAATTGGGTATCAGGCCGGACAGGCGTCGCAAGGGTCTAATTCAGTCGCGATTGGTCTAGGCGCTGGTCAGGCTTCGCAGACTGCAAATTGTATCGCGATAGGCTACAATGCAGCTGTATCGAATCAAAACGTGCATTCGGTGGCGATTGGACATCAGGCCGGTTCAAATTTACAAAATACAGAATCAGTGGCGATTGGTTACCAGGCCGGTCAGAGTTCGCAGAATGCATTTTCGGTCGCGATTGGGTCACTCGCGGGCGTTTCGAACCAAAATGCATTCTCGATTGCAATTGGGCGTTCGGCTGGTAACTCTTCACAAGGGTATCAGTCAGTCGCGATTGGCAACCAGGCCGGTCAGATATCGCAGAGTTCAAATTGTGTTGCAGTTGGATATATCGCCGGTAATACAAGTCAGGGTATAAATTCAGTCGCTATTGGCAACCGGGCAGGGCAGTCCACGCAAAGTTCATACTCGGTCGCGATAGGGTACCAGGCCGGTCAGTCTACGCAGAATGCATTTTCTGTCGCGATCGGAAACGAGGCCGGTTCAAATAATCAGACTTCAAATTGTGTGGCGATTGGCACATACGCCGGGCAGCGGTCTCAGAATGTATATTCGGTCGCGATTGGGTGGTGCGCCGCTCAGTCGAACCAAAATGCGTATTCCGTGGCGATTGGGTACGCAGCTGGCGCTAGTTCGCAAGGGTCACAGACAATCGCGATTGGAAATGCGGCCGGTCTAACAAGTCAAAATACAGGCTCAGTTGCGATTGGATGGACCGCTGGGTACACGAACCAAAACTCATCGGCCGTTGCTGTTGGTCAGGGTGCCGGTCAGTCTACCCAAGGTTCTTCTGCGGTTGCGATTGGTAATTTGGCAGGGAACAATTTACAGACTACGGGTGCGGTTGCGGTTGGAGTTGGCGCTGGATACACTACCCAAGGTATCGAAGCGGTTGCGATTGGAACATACGCAGGAAGCGGTGCACAAAAATCGCATTCTGTGGCAATTGGCGCTTATGCCGGCCAGTCTACCCAAAGTTCATATTCGGTCGCGATTGGATACCAGGCCGGTCAGGTAAATCAAGGTCTAGGTGTAATTGCAATTGGTGCATCAGCTGCAAATAGCGGACAAGCCAACCATTCGGTTGCAATTGGTACTGTTGCAGGAAGAAACGGTATTGGCTCGGCGAGTATTTGTATTGGGTACATGGCCGGCAGTTCAACGGCTGCTTTTCCGGCTAATTCAATCTGCTTAAATGCGTCTGCAACTAATTTCACGAGCAGTACGGCAAACGCGTGTTATATCAAACCTATTCGAGCATCCGGAGTTTCTACTGGTACCGCATTAACGTACAATGCTACAACATCGGAGATAACGGTTTCAACCAAAACGTTTGTCATCGACCACCCTGACGAGCCTGACACCAGGTACTTGGTTCACACGTGTCTGGAAGGCCCGGAAGTAGGGGTGTATTACCGCGGGCAAGCCCAGATTGAAGACGGTGAAGCCGAAGTCGAGGTTTTCTTGCCCAAATACGTGAAAAACTTAATTGAGGCCGACACCGCGAGTGCCATTGTTACGCCAATATTTAACGGGAAGAAAGTCCGGTCATTAAATGTTGGGGAGTACGATTCGGAAAGGAACTCGTTTTTTGTGTATGGCGACGAGCCTGGGAAATTCAACTGGACATTCACGGCCAGTCGTGGCAAATGCGACCCG